GTTGGGATCAAATTGGATTGGGAGGGATAGATTAAAGCATGTTTAACCGTACTATTAGTTCGGGTTCTCTTGCTCAACTCTTTTTCTTTCCGTTTCTTCGACACCTTAGTAGTAGGAGACCTTTTCGCTTGAGTAGTAGGAGACCCTTTCACTTTCGTGATTGCGGTTGACCCTTTTACTCTCGTGATAGAGGTTGAACCTTTTACTAATTTCGAGGATTCACTAGTTTTTGTAACCTTACCTTGTTTCTTGGTTCGATTAGCATCAGCTTCGTGTTTCACTCGTTCTTTTTCGTCAAGTCAAGATTTTACAAGACCTTCATACCTAACCAATTTCAACATTTCCTTAAAGGCAGGGACTTCTTCGTAAGTTTTATACTCACGAACAGTCAGAGCTAAAAGGTTTTGAAGAGGATTTAAGGGATCATACACAGGAGAGGTGGCATCTAAGATGACATTTCTCCCTTGTGCACCTCAAATCTTGGATCAGTATACGTGTTGATTAATGAATGATTTCATTAGTTGAGATGATACTATAAAGTGTCATAGCAACATGGGTGTAGCTATTTGTGCTACAAACCATACATCACGAGTAAGGAACATAAGAGCAACACTTGCAAAACAAGTCTCGTGTAAGAAACCGTTTGAATGTCAGTAATTACAAATCCGTAAGAAACGGATCCATAATACTGAGATGCTCTTTGGTACCAACTTCAAGAAGTTTAACAAATAACTTCTGGCTACAATAAGCACTGAAGGCGAAAGCAGTAGGGATAGAAAATAGATCAGAGTTGTTATCTCTTTATCTAGGTAGAAAATCTTATTCTTGTAATAGTAAAGATTTCTCACTTTCGGTAGTGAATTTAATGGAACAAAGAAAGCCTCACGCATTAGATTTAATGCCAGAGACAACTGGTTACGGAGTACCCTAAAAAGATGGATACGCTCCTCCCTTTGGAATTTGATGGCATTCACCAATTGTAATTTTACATTGGAGTGCACACCTTCCCTCACAAACCTATTGGCTGGTGAGTTGGGCGAGAAAATACCAACTGTACTCAATTTCCTTTTGGAAATAAGTCGTTTGGTAATATCTCATCAAATCTTTTGGTAAAGATCGTAGTCTCATCCTTGAAGGTAACCCCGCACCTCAGGTCCTATGTACCATAAACCACTACGCGGACCGATATATGAAGCAAGGCGTAAGATTACACCTACATGTGAGAATTTCACTACACTTCCCATCTTATTTTTAGGTAATTTAAGATAATTTATTCCATTCTTGAATGTAGTATTAGATCATAGTTTAGAAAATAGAGACAGGAGATTATTAGGAGTAATAAAAGGGATAAAAATTCCTCTTACACGCCTCTTAGCTCTTGATCTAATTTCCTTACGTGGTTTAAGCCTAAATACAAGAGGGAATTCTTTATCTCAAAGTTCCTTAAGAACAGATGAGAGGAAAGCTGGATTTCTCAATGTTAAAAGTATATTCTTAGCACCAAGCGGACTTATATTTATCCGTGTGACAGTGAAAAGTTTCTTTGCAAATTCAAGAATACCACCATCAAAACCTTTTATCGGATTAACTTCTACACCTAAGTATTGAAGTAACCCTCTATATGTTTTTGAGACCTTCTTGTTAGCGATTGCAACATCGTCACCAAGAACCCCATAAAGGTTACTTGGTTTCACTTTGTTCCGGTTCATTGCTATGTGAACCAAGACATGATTTGTCAAGGCTAACATCGCAAATGAAGAGTAAGCCCCCATAGGTTGACCTACACTATAACGTATAGGCCCATCCGTGGTGTTTCACTCCCGGTCAAGAACAAGTTTTCATAACGTACCAGGGTAACCTAATATATTTAGAATTTGTGCTTGAACATCTACTGGCAAGCGATCTGTTGCAGCTGTTAGATCTAAACTTTGTACAGTAGGACATTTCATCACTTTTGTAACTCGTACTACCCTTTGATTACCTTGACCTTTCTTGGTCGTAGTTTTCTCAGGTAAGAACTTGAAAACAAATTGTCCCCTAGAAGCCTCATTTAACCCAGTATTAGACGAATGCCTTGAGTCCGTACCATTAGATTTTCCCAGAAGCGCATTAATATGCGCGAATAGGTCTTCTTCTGATTGGATCTCCAAGACATGGTCCTTACTAGTTAATTGTGACGACGGAATCTCTTCAACCTTTGCATAAGCATCTGTGGATTTGATAACCGTCTTTCTAGGGTAGAAACTATTTACATTGAGCTCTTTTAACATTCCTTGGATAGGACCAACTTGATTGTTGGTTCCATCTTCCGGGATGTCGGAGAGCTTTTTGTAAATAGAGTTATGTAATGGTCTAAACAGTATTTGAGTTCAGAAATCAGTTATTCCGATCTTACGCATCTTTCCTCTTGCCTCTTCCAGAACCGCAATGTGTCCTAGCAAAGGTTTAATCCTGAAGAGGATACAGATCAAAGCTACCGGCACAACAAGTATGGTAAATACCACAAATTGAGTTAAAAGTACAAAGTACCCATTTGTATAACAAATTAAACAGTACTCGTACCACTTTTGTGGACGCAGAATTCAACCGATCAGATCTAGTCCGAGCCCTAAGGTTGCCACGGGTAAATTAGGACCACTTTTAGATGATGCCCAAAAGATCGAAGGTTTTCCAACTTTTAAAGTCGTTATTCCCAACGATTTAAGTGCATTTTTCAACTCTTGTTGATCTAGAGTCGTCTTGTTTCCTTGAAAAGGTTTAACAATAGAATCTCAACTAACTTTTCGGTAAGCTGGAGAACATGCTCTAAAAAAAGAGAGCATACTCAGAACAAGTTTAAGTTTTATCAAATGACCTCTTTGTAAAGATCCATTATGAATTGATTCTTTGCATCTCTGGAGTAATACCTTGATTTTTCTTGGTAAAACAACAGGTAGCCCAGATCATTTCTTAACGGATAACTTACCTTTATGGATTTTAACCCATATTTCTGAAGAGTACAATGGCTTAGATCTAGGATCAAGATACTGTACTACCAGACGTAACACTTCAGCCCAATAACTAATTGTAAAGGTGATACCAGACTTTTCTCATGTTACCATTTGTTTCCTTGCAATTTCAATCAGATCCTTTCACTGGACAGCCTTACCAAAACGGTTAGGATGTTCAGATCAGGTTCTGTCGGAAAATAAATTACTTAATAGGATAGCGTATCGGATTAGTTCCTTGCGGGTTAACCACTTAAAAGTGATTTTCATGTCTCGGTTCG